GTATAGCCTAGATACAAAGAAACAAGACACTTTGAAAGATTACTTTAGTAAGGGGTACAGCACACGTGACATACCACATGCAGAATTATCTGATTATCTTTCGGCTGATTTACATGCGACACAACAGCTTTCGGATAAATTATGGCATGATATAAACTTAAACGGTGCATCTTTAATACCTACTATGGTGCTAACTAATCAAGTGTGTGTAACTCTTGCACGTATATATCAACGTGGTTTTAAAGTTGACCGTACCGCATTAGACAAAGTGCGTGTTGAGTTTGAGACAGAGCGTGATACTCTACAGAGAGAACTACAAGTACATGTACGAAAGCTTATGGGCGATACGCCTATTAATCTTAATAGTCCAGAACAATTAGGTTGGGTTATCTATGGGCGTAAACTAATTGATAAAGAGAAGTGGGGTAATGACATTGACCCATACATGCCCGACGTAGACTTTCGACGCATGATTAAGACTAACACACATCGCTTGTACAAAACAAAAGCACATCAATGTGCTGAGTGTAAAGGTGCAGGTAAAGTAAGGAAGACAAGAAAAGATGGAACACTTTTTTCAAAACCCAATACATGCAAGATATGCAACGGCAATGGCTATAGTCTTACTGATACTACTGTTAGGGCGGGTCTTAAATTCAGACCGTCTAATGCTAAGTGGTCTAGTGCGAATGGCTTTAGCACGAGTAAACAAAATTTGGAAACGCTAGAAAATAAAGCACGTGACAAAGGTCTTATTGATGCAGAAGACTTCCTATCTAAAGTACGCAGACTGTCGGCTGTCGAAACATATCTATCTTCTTTTGTAGACGGTATAACTACGCATACTAAGTCGGACGATATGCTTCATGTGCGTTTACTGCAACACCGCACGAGTACTGGTAGGTTTAGTGGCGCAGACCCTAACATGCAAAACATGCCACGTGGCGGTACGTTTCCTGTGAAGCGTGTGTTTGTATCACGATGGACAGGTGGACAGATTATGGAAGCTGACTTTGCACAGCTAGAGTTTAGGGTTGCTGCTTTCTTAGCACAAGACAAAGTGGCTATGGAAGAAGTAGCTACAGGCTTTGATGTTCATGCCTACACAGCCAAAGTAATTACAGAGGCAGGTCAGCCTACTTCTCGCCAAGCCGGGAAGGAACATACTTTTGCGCCGCTTTATGGAGCTAGTAGTTTTGGTCGTACTGAAGCAGAGGGTGCATACTACAAGCAGTTCAACAAAAAGTATGCTGGTATTGCCAAATGGCACAACGAGCTTGCAAAAGAAGCTATCAACATGGGTACTATTACTACACCATCAGGCAGACAGTTTGCATTTCCAGATGTAAAACGTAGTGTCAATGGCAGAGTGTCACACTTTACTCAAATAAAAAATTATCCCGTACAATCGTTTGCGACGGCCTGCATTGTGCCTGTCGCACTACTGTATATTGAGGATTTATTATCCCCAATGAAATCGTGTATTGTAAACACAGTACATGATTCAATCGTAATTGACGTTCATCCTCACGAAGAGAGACAAGTCATAGAACACATACACAAAACAAACAAAGCATTGCCAAATCTTATTAAACAAAGATGGGGTGTATGCTTTAATGTTCCGCTTTTATTAGAAGCAAAAATAGGTTTTAATTGGCTTGACACAAAGGATGTAAACTGATATAACTAAGTCTCATTAATTCAACAGAAAGGAGTCAACATATGACTACACAAATAACCTCTATAGACACCAACAACTATGCAGCAATGGCTAAAGCTATGGGCATGGCATCAGAGGGTGGCACAGAGAAAGCTAAGTCTAGCACGTTAGCAAGACTACGCATTAACCATTCCCCTATTATGGGAACGGCTGAAGTAAATGGTAAGCAAGTTAATATGGAAGTTGTTTCTGGCGGTACGTATAAGCTAGAGATTCCTGACGGTCCTACTTATTATGCACCATCAGTTCGTATTAGAGCGCATGCACAAAGGTTTATGTACAAGCGTTTTATTAAAGGCATGGGCGATAGACCAAATCGCTATGTCAAAACTGTTATGGCTGACAACCTTAACACAGACTTGAAAGACAATGATGGCGGGTTTAACTGCGGTAAGCCTGCAGGATTCATTAAAGACTTTCAATCTTTACCCGAAAAAACACAAGCGTTAATCAAAGAAATAAAACGTGTACGTGTTGTGTTTGGTACAGTAGAACTTCTTAATCCCGTAGATAACACAGGTGCAGAAACTTCTGTAGAAGAACTTCCTTTTATATGGGAGATTGAAAACAGAGATGCTTTTACAGATGTCGGTGTGGTGTTTAAGCAGTTTAAGAAAATGAAGTTAGTACCACCTGCCCATCACATTACTGCTAACACAGAGGAGAGAAAACTACCTAATGGTAATAGCTTCTTTCTACCTACTGTGGCTTTAGACCTAACGAATACTTTGAAGTTAGCCGACAAAGAGCAGAATATCTTTGCGGATTTTATGGGTTGGATACAAAACTATAACGAGTACATCATTAACTCGTGGTCTGATAAGGCTAGACCTAAAGACGAAGACATTGACGGTATTGATAGTATAGTAGATATCGACATTGAAGATGACGAGATAGTGGTATGATGAATCACCCCGCAGAATTGGCATTGCATCAGTACATGCAAGATGCCGTGTCTGGTAATACTACTATGTCAGATGCGACTGTAAAACGAGTGGCTAGTGATGTTGCGAATGCTTTGCAACGGCAATTCGGTGGGGGTAATAAGAGGGATGGTTTTCGATTACGTATGTCAAATATAGGAAGACCATCCTGCCAACTTTGGTTTGAAAAAAACAGACCAGAGGAAGCATTGCCTCGCCCAACTACATTCATTATGAACATGATGCTTGGTGATATTGTTGAAGCAGTATTCAAAGGATTGTTAACAGAAGCAGGAGTAAAGTATGAAGACAAAGATACATCGGTTAATCTACAGCTTGATGACGATGAGCCTATTAGTGGAACATACGATATATCTATTGATGGTGCTGTTGACGATATCAAGTCAGCATCTAATTGGTCTTATGTACACAAATTTGAATCTTATGATACGTTAAAAGAGGGAGATACATTTGGGTACGTAGGGCAACTTGCGGGCTACGCCAAAGCTGCTAAACAAAAAGTAGGCGGTTGGTGGGTAGTCAACAAGGCAAATGGGGATTTCAAATATGTTCCAGCCACAGGACTTGACATAGATGAAGAGATATCCCATATAAAAAAGAACGTACAGAAAGCGTTAAGTAATGAGTTTGAAAGATGTTTTGAGCCTGAACCAGAAACGTTCAATGGTGTAGAGACAGGCAATCTTATTCTTAATAAAAACTGTACGTTCTGTTCATATCGGAAAGCTTGTTGGACAGACTTGCAAGAATTACCTGCGGTTAAATCCAAAGCAAAATATCCGAAGATTGTATCATATATTAAACTAAGAGAGGAGTATAAAAATGGTAACAGAGTTTGATGAACTAAGGCAAGAGATTGAGGAGTTAGAAAAACAACTTCTTGATAAGAAGAAAGAGTATAGGGAACTCAGAACAGCGGGTCTGAGGGCAGCAATACAAACCAAGAACGAAGCGGAGAAAGCGGTTCAAGAAGAAATGAAAGCTCTTGGTGTTCCTTATATAAACGGATGGTCAGGACACTTTAAGTTCTAATGGCTCTTCCGTACTCACAATTCCGTAATGCTAGGAAGTATGGGTATCGCAGTGGGCTAGAGATTTCTGTTTCTAAACTACTCAAAGAACAAAACATTAAGTTTAGTTATGAGTCAGTTAAGATTGAATGGGAAGACCTAGCCTACCGCACTTATACTCCTGATTTCATATTACATAACGGAATCATTATTGAGACAAAAGGTATGTTTACTGCAGCAGATAGGCGAAAACATTTAGCAGTCAAACGACAACATCCAAAACTTGATATCCGATTTGTTTTTGAAAATAGCCGTAGAAAACTACGAAAAGGTGCGAAGTCTACGTATTCAGAGTGGTGTAGTAAATATGGTTTTCTTTACTATGATAGAATAATACCTGAAGATTGGTTAAAGGAACGTGGTAAAAACAAACACCCTACTTTAATTAAGTTTCGTGGTGCAAAAATAAAAAGGAGATAGCGTACATGAAAATAGCAGATGCACACATAAATGATTTTCTAATTAGGATTAGACCCTTTCAACATGAGGACGGTATGTGGACAGGTGAAGTAGATATTACCGTTGTAGCTACGCCAGATAATAATATGGAAGAAGAGGACTACTCACAAGTCATGCACTTTTGTAAGATGGTAGCATCTACAGTTCCTCTTATGGAAAGTAATGAAGAGTACAGAAAACTATTACATCAGTACGTAAAGAAAAACATTGACGCTGGAGGTGGGCAAGAATTAAAAGATGAACAATCATCAAAAATTGTTGACAAAGATGGTAATGTAATTAAGATAGACTTTAGCAAAACAGATGGGAGTGTATGATATGTCATCAGGAGAACAAGTAACAGAAGAATGGAGAGAACATCTCTTTGGTGAATCTTCTAAAGAGGACATGGTTAATAGTCCACCACATTACAATCAGTGTGGTATAGAATGTATTGATGCCATTAGAGCATCTATGTCTCCACTAGAGTTCTGTGGATACCTCAAAGGCAATGCACAAAAGTATTTATGGAGATACCGATACAAAGGTAAGATGAAAGAGGACTTAGAAAAGGCTCATTGGTATCTTACTAAATTAATTGAAGAGGTGTCAAAAGATGATACAAGTTAAAGTTTTCATAACGCTTAACATTGACTCTGAAGAATACCCAGTACCTGTAGATGGAGATTTAACTCCTGATATAGACGCAGCATTGACGGAGTATTTTTTTGATATGGATGGAGTAAAAATACAATCACTTAAAGTTTTACAGGAGACAGACTTATGAATAACTATTTACCGACAGACTATCAAAACTTTATTGCATTGTCTCGCTATGCAAGATGGAAAGATGATGAACAAAGACGTGAGACATGGTTTGAAACAGTGTCACGATACTTTGATAACATGCAGAAGCACCTAAAGAAAAAGAATAACTTTGATTTGACAAAGGATTTAAAAGAAGAACTGCAAGAAGCAGTGTTAACTCAACAAGTCATGCCAAGTATGAGAGCGTTGATGACTGCAGGCGCAGCTTTAGACAGATGCCATGTGGCAGGATATAACTGTTCATACATACCTGTAGATAGCCCTCGTGCTTTCGATGAAACAATGTACGTACTTATGTGTGGTACAGGAGTTGGCTTCTCTGTAGAACGAGAGAACATAGACAAACTACCTATTATTAACGAACACTTTGAGAATAGTGACACTATTATAAAGGTAGCGGATAGCAGACCCGGTTGGGCGAGAGCCTTACGTGAGTTGATTGCAATGTTGTATGCTGGTCAGATACCTAAGTGGGATGTATCAGAAGTACGCCCAGCAGGTGCAAGACTTAAAACATTTGGTGGTAGGGCAAGCGGACCTGCACCACTAGAAGAATTATTTGAGTTTTGTATTGAGAAATTTACACAAGCAAAGAACCGTAGGCTATATCCTCTTGAGTGTCACGACATCATGTGTAAAATAGGTGAGGTAGTAGTTGTAGGCGGTGTAAGGCGCAGTGCGTTGATATCATTGTCTAATTTAGGCGATACACAAATGCGTCATGCTAAGTCAGGACAATGGTGGGAGAATGAAGGACAAAGAGCATTAGCTAATAACAGCGTATCCTATAAGTTCAAGCCTGACATGGACACATTTATGCGGGAATGGCTTGCATTGTACGAAAGTAAATCAGGGGAACGTGGTATATTTAATAGGCAATCCGCCATAGCACAAGCTGCCAAGAATGGAAGAAGAGACACTAACTATGAGTTCGGCTGTAATCCATGCAGTGAAATAATACTGCGCCCATATCAGTTCTGTAATCTTACAGAAGTAGTAGTGAGAGAGACAGATACAGAAAGCACCTTAAAGAATAAAGTACGTATGGCAACTATCTTAGGTACATTCCAAGCTACTCTCACAGACTTTAAATATCTACGAAAGATATGGAAAGATAACACGGAAGAAGAAAGACTGCTTGGCGTATCTTTAACTGGCATACAAGATTGTGGGTTACTCAACGACATTGGGCAAAAACAATGTAATCTTCTTCACGAAATGAAGCAAGTTGCTATAGATACAAACAAACATTTTGCAAAACAACTAAAGATACCACAGTCTACGGCTGTTACAACAGTCAAACCTAGTGGCACTGTGTCACAACTTGTAGACAGCGCATCAGGCATACATGCTAGACATGCACCATATTACATACGAACAGTACGTGGGGATAACAAAGACCCATTGACACAGTTTATGTCGGCTCAAGGAATACCTAATGAGCCTGACGTAACAAAGCCTGATAGTACAACGGTATTTAGTTTTCCTATGAAGTCGCCTAGTTCGGCTGTAACACGAGAAGAAAATACGGCTGAATTTCAATTAGGTTTATGGCTTATGTATCAAAGACATTGGTGTGAGCATAAACCCTCTATAACTGTATCTGTTAAAGAGGAAGAGTGGATGTCAGTAGGAGCATGGGTATACGAAAACTTTGACGAGATATCAGGCATTAGTTTTTTACCTTTCAATGAGCATACCTATAAACAAGCCCCATATCAAGACTGTACAGAAGAAGATTATCATGCTATGTTAGACAGTATGCCTAGTAGGATTAACTGGGCCTTGCTTTCAGA